CCAGTGTACAGCAAAGGCCCGCGCCAACGTGAGTTGGCGCGGGCCCGCTGAGGAGTTACTCGCCGTACATCCGGATCTCGGCAATGGCGCCGACGATCGCGGCACCCGCCGCCAACTCGCCGACATGGCCGGCGGACTGGAACTTCAGCTTCGGTGCGGCTGGGTTCGAGCAGTCCAGGAACCCAGTGCCAGGTCCTACCGCGGCGACCGTGGTCTTGAGGTTCACGTCACCGTAGTCCACGCGCCCCAGCCCGAAGGTCTGGGGCGAGAGGACGTACCCGCCCGTCGTGTAGCTGTTGTCGAGTGCAACGTCGACCACAACCACACGGCGATTGCCGGATACGTCCAGCGCAACGACTGTCGTGTTCACGAGAGCCATACCGCTTACCTCACGTCATCCGTCAGACCGGTCAGCCTAAAGTGCGCGGACCGGAACGTGGTGCCGAGCTGGCAGTACTTGTAGAGCACCGCGATGTAACGGTCACGCCGCGGCTCCCACTTGAGCACCTTGCCATCCTCTTCCATCCAGTCCCAGTCACTCATCTGGGCCCAGAACAGCTTGTTCAGGGCGAGCCCGAACAGGTTGCCCACCGGGCACTGGTCGTCGACGAAGATGGGGTTCTCGTCGAACATCAGGGCGGTGAAGCCACCGTGCAGGCTGACCGAGTCAGTATTCGTGAACCGCTTGAGGGCGGTCAGGGTGTCGGAGTAACGGCGCCGGATGCCGCGCGTGGTGACAAGCGCGAAGTCCAGCCCTGTCTCGAGGTCGAGGCCGGCCTCGAAGCCGACTCCGTCCTTCGCGTCGCGGAGAACCGCGTCGCTGATCGGGCCACCGACGGCCGTCTGACGTGCCTTCCAGAACGCGTACGTCGCCGGGTTGAGCCCGTGCAGCGTGCCCGTGCTGGAGACGATCGTGGTCAGTCCGTTGATCTCCTTGTTCTGGGAGTTGTTCGGGACCGCGATCGTCGAGTCAGTCGACGCCCGCACCGGGAACTGCGTACCCGCGGTGATGGCCGCAGCGAGGCCCGGCGTAATAGTGATCGCCAGGTTCGTGCGGTCAACGGCCGTGACTACGTGAGCCGGTGAGGTAACGACGCCCGCGGCCGTGACGAAGTCGATGACCTCGCCGAGTCCGCGGAAGTTGATCGTGGTGTCGACGTTGATGATGAGCGAGTTGATCAGGTTCGTCCCGCCGCCGGCGCCTGTCGCCGTGACCGCCGCCATCTTGCCGGAACCGTCGCCGTACGCGGCACGGTTGAAGTCCAGCTTGGAGGCGAGGATCGTGTCCTCCATCTCCTGCTTGAACGCGCTAACGAACGCGCCCTCGTTGGTCTCGGACGCCTTGAGCAGCTGCCCTGTGATGTTGAAGAGCGCATACGCGTAACGCAGCGGCTCGGTCAGGTACGTGTAGGCGCTGTTGCCGGGCGCGGGCAAGGTCTCGTTCTCCGAACGGAACCCGACGGCCTGGTTGCGCCGTGCCTTCATGGGGATGCGGAACTCGTTCCCCACGAAGTCGATGTTCTCCGCGGAGGGCAGGATGCCCTTGAAGTCCGTAGGGTTTGCGTCAGCATCCCCGAACAGAAGAACCTTGCCCTTCGGCAGGATGTCGCGGATGGGGCCAATGAAGCGTGTCTTCATCGCCGCCGAAAATGTGGCTGTATCCGCCATTGCGGAACCTCCTTAGGTGACGTGGGTATGCAGTTGGTGTGTCTGCTCCCTGTCGCCTTGGGCCACTTCCGGCCTGTACTGGGGGTGCGGCGTCTGAGTGGGTCTTGGCCCCGTAGGGCTGTGCCTTGTGTCAGAACATCTTGGCTGCCCAGCTTAGCACAGCTGGGCAGCCATTCGCAACCCGTGGGTTACTGCTGGTCAGCAGCGAGCGCGGTGACGCTCGCCTGAAGACGAGCGGTGATGGCGTCGACGTCGACCTGAGCCGGCGCCTCAGCCTTCAGCGCAGCGACCTTGGCAACCGCGGACTCGAGGTCGACGGCTACCTGCTGTAGTGCGGTGAGATCAGCCATTGAGTTCTCCTTGTTCGTTGGTTTGTGGAGCGAGCGCGCTACGGCCGCGAGTGCCAGTGGGACCGCGGCCATGAGTGCAACCTTGAGCGGCGTCCCCGAGGCCACCGCGAGCTCGACGCCCGCCGCAGTGGCGCCGGCGACGACGATCGCCTCGCGCTTGAGGAACTCGAGCGCCGGGGTCACTTGAACCTCGGATCTTTCTCGGCGTCCCCAGGCTCGACCCACTCGTATTCAATCGTCCGCCCATCTATGTCGAGCGCGATGAAGATGTCATTCATGCTGAGGGAATGCCCCGCCGCGCGCTCCTCGCCATCGACGTAGAGGATCTTCCAACCGTCGGTTTCTACGATCTTGATGCGCTTCATGGCGCCGGGGTCACGCGGTGCCGACGGGCGGGGCCGGGGCTGTCCGCCACTCACGAGCGACCGCCTCGATCGCTTCGCCGAGCGACTCCTTCTGCGGCACGACCGGAGGCGTGGAGCCCGTGGCCGTGTCCGACGCGATCACGTTCGGCGCCTCGGGCGTCGGGGGCGGCGCGGTGGCCGGGGCGTACTTCGCATGGAACCCGAGCGCGGCCTCGCGGTACATCTCGATGCCGCGCGCGAAGTCACCGTCGGCTGCAGCCACGAACGGGTGCAGCAGCGCCGTGTCGACGTCGGTGTACTGCGGGTCGGCCGTGATGGTCTGAAGCTGCGAGTCGTAGTACTGGTTGCTCTGCTGGTTCTCGACGTACTGGAGCACGGCCTCGAGCCGTGGGTCGGGCGTCGGGGTCTGCGGCGCCTCGCCGGGGGGCGCGGGCTGCTGGTTCTGCTCGAGCTGCGTCTGGACCTGAGCGAGCAGCTGCTGCGCGACCTCGGGGCCGAAGAGCTCCTCGGTGATCGCCACGTAGGTGTCGACGGGCTGTGCGTTGAGATCGTTCCACAACCGCGTCGCGTCCGTCGCCTGCGCGGACTTCTGCTCGAGCTGCGTCGTGTACGGTTGCACCTTCTCACGAAGGAACTGGTCAACCTGGCCGCGTGTCGCCTCGTCGGTGAAGATCGCGTTGAGGTCGTTGGCCCACGGGGCGCTGCCGGCAGGAGCGGACAGGGCGACGGGAGGAGCGGCGGGTGCTGGCGGTGCTGCGGCTTCAGGGACTACCTGCTGGTCTTGGCCCACGGGAGCGGGCTGTTCCGGTGCAGTGAGTGACATGAGACCTCCTTAGGTCATCGGGCGGGCTGGGGCCGCTGTGCCGCGGATGCCTGCATCGCCGCGTGGAGTGCGTGAGTAGCACTGAGGATGGAGTGCTGCTGGACAGCCGGCGCTGCGCCGGGAGGGGCCTGGCCTTGCGGCTGGGCCTGCGGCGGTCCCGGCGGGGGAGCCTGCGGTTCGCCGGGAGGGGCCTGGCCTTGCGGGGGTCCGCCGGCCTCGAGGCCGGGGCCCTGACCAAGGACCTTGATGACCTGACTGAGGACGGTCGCCATCTTGGTCAGCGTGGCGACGGCCTCGGGCGCCGCGCCGGCGTGAGCCAGTCCGGTCGCCAACTTCTGCACGTCGGTCTGCGCGTCAACCGCGAGACCGTGCAGGTCAGTCGGATCTTGATCCTGGGCAGCCATGCTGTACAGCCTAGCAGGAGCCTAGGCTACAACTTCGGATGATGGAGCGCGTTCTCAGCGCGGTTCTGGTACGTCGCCTGATACTGCGGCGTGTCCCGTGCTGCGTAGGGGTCCGGGGGCGGATTGGCACCCGCGGCCGTCGGGGGCGGCGGTCCACCATTGGGCGGCGCCCCGTCTGGTGGTGCGCCCCCCGGCGGTGCGCCGGCCGCAGCGCCGCCGGGCGCCGAACCAGGGGGCGGGGTCTGGAAGCCGGCGCCGCTCGCGACCGCGGCAGCGAGCTGCTGGATCTGGAGCTGCTTGCCCAGTTGCTGGATCTGGAGCTGGTCGTGCATCTGGACGTGGAACTCGATCATCGACTTGGTCTTGGTCGGCAGCTCGAAGTACTCCGAGGTCTTCCGGTAGTTGTTGTGCTCGCGGCGGTGAATGTCGTGGTTGTCCCACGAGTTGGCCGTGACCGGCGTGCCGTCAGCCATCGTGAGGTTCTCGTTACGGGCCCACCGAATGTCGGCGGCGTTACCCGGACTGATGGTCGACACCGGGATATCGAGGAGTTCGGCCATGAGCTCTGCGTCCTTGATGATCCCGTTGTCCCACATCGTCATCACCTGATCGGTGCGGGCCGCACGCGATTTGGCGAGGCCGGTGTCCATCGTCACGCGGATCTTCATGCCGGGCTTGATCTGCTCCTTCATGAAGCGCTTGACCTCAGGCATCCCGTCGCGCGAGTACGTGGTGACGACCTGCTCGGCGGTCATGTACTGCTTGCCGAGCATGAGCAACTGATAGAAGCCCTCGGAGATCGAGGTCTTGATCGTGCGCAGCATCTCAGCCAGGCGCCCGTCATCCGATTCTTTCAGCAGCTCGATCGCCTTCGCGGCCTCGACGCGACCGGGTACCTGAGCCTGGCTGACTTCGTGCAGCCCGACCACGTCCATCATCTCCTTCGAGATCCACTGCCCTTGGTCGTTGGGCGGCATCATCGAAGGCTGGAGAATCTTCGGCGCGAGCTGGCCGTTCTGCGAGTTACCGCGGAGGACCTGGTTCGGCGAGTCATCCGGGTCGGCCTCGAGCTCGAGCTCAGAGGGAATCCACCACTTCGGGTTGGCGAACGCCTGGCGCACCAGGATCATCTGGGCGTGGAACTTGTTGAGCTCCATCTGCGGGGCGCGCAGGAACGACACCGCCGACGTGTAGTGCATCGACCCCGGCCGCGGGATCGAGCCGATCTGGGTGAAGGGCAGGCGCCCGTGCTTGTACGGGAAGGCGCACGGCTCGACGAGCTGATCGCGGTTCGTCCACGTGACGAACAGCCCCTCTGGGTAGCGGCGGTTCGGCTTCATCCAGAGCTCGTTGACAATGCAGCCCTGGAGCACCGGCGCCATCCCCATCTCGCGCATGAGCGCGACCTTCACCGGGTCGGCGCGGTCGACGTCGGTAGGCTTGACCTCCTTGTCGTAGACGTCGTAGACCTGCTCGACGTCCATGAACTGCGAGTGGATGAGGTAGCGCGCGTCGCGGAACTTCTTCGGGTAGGGGTCAACATAGATATCCAGCGGCGAGCAGCTGATGATGTCCGGGCGCTTGAGTCGCGGGTTCCACACCCACTTGAGGAACGACTCCGTGCCGGCCAGTGCCCATATCGCAGCGTCCGCGAGCTCAGTGTCGAAGTCCGCGACCTGCGGCTCGGTGATCCAGGTCAGCCAGGACTTCGCCACGGCGGCGCTCGAGATGTCCATCGGGTCCTCGGACGCCGGCAGCACGTCGACGGTCGGCCGAGTCTGGAGCGCCATTGCGTGCTCCTGGTTGACGAAGTGCATGACCTTGTTCGCGATCGGCCGCACCACGTTCTTCTCGGCGCCCTCGGGCACCGGGATGCGGCGGATCGTCGACGCCGCGGTGCCCCACTCCACGTACTGCTCGCCCAGGTAGAACGCGATGTTCAACCAAGTCTCTTTATCGTATGGAAGCCTCGCCCGCTTCGCTGCCTCGAACAGCTGCTGGAAGGACTCGTTCGGATTGGCCCTGCTGAGCAGTGCCACCTAGACCGCCGGTATGTCCTCGTCGTCGTCCCAGGACTCGGCGTCGAGGACCGGCTCAGGCAACGCGCCGTAGTCGACCAGCGGGTTACTGCGCTGCGCGTCACGAGGCCGTGGGTCGTCGGCGTACGTGCCCTGGATCTCGTGCTGCTCGCCGGCGTCGAGGACCTCGCCCTGGGCCTTCTCCGTTGCGTACTCGAGGCACGCCAGGCAGGCGACCACGTGCGGACTCGCGACGTTCTCCATGTCGTTGCCGTAGAAGATCACGTACGGCGGCTTGCAATCCTGCTGCTTGATCGGCGAGCAGATGCACCCCCCGCCGCCAGTCGAGTCGTTGGGATTGATCGAGGAGACGTGCAACAGCTTGTGAGTCATGAGGCTCCTTTGCAAAGGTTGACTGCCCAGTTTACACGGGCAACGAGCCAAGATCATGCCGGGGCGCCGCGCGGCGCCGGGCACGTGTGCCAAGCTGCTTGCGGATCACGCGGTGAATGTCCTGCGTCAGGTCGTTCGTGGTAGGGCGCTTCGGGATCGCCGGCGGCGGTGCCTCGCGGCCGGCGATGAACTGCGCGCACTCGACAAGGTGGGTGTTCTTCTTGAGCGGCTTGGACTTCGGGTCCTCGCCGCGGGCGCGCTCCGACGGCGTCACGTCCCGCCACTGGTACTGCTTGATTGCCTCGAAGGTCTTCGGGCAGTTCTTCGTGACCACGAACCGGCCGAGCTCGATCAGCCGACCGAGCTGCACGATCCGCGTGGGCTCGTGGCTGCCGCCGAGCATGAAGTTGTAGCCCAGCTTGGCGTAGGTGGTCTCGAGCGGGATCATCGTCCCGCGGTCGCGCTGGCCGATCGCGTTCGGGTCGGCCACGCGCCAGCGCACCAGCATCTTCTGCGCAGCCTCGATCCGGCGCCACGCGGCGGCGTGGACATCCGCAGCCAGGCCGGGCTCCTCGTACTCGGCGATGCCGACCAGGCGCCGGTTCTCCTTGTCGAGCCACACCCACAGCCCGGCGGTGGGGCTCTCGGTGCCGGGGTCCATACCCATCCAGAACGTGCGGGCCCTGAGCAGGTCGGGCTCCCACGCGTTCCAGTCCGGGTGCTCGATGACGTGTGAGTCCCAGCCCCACTTGTCGTAGATCCGCCCGGCGAAGTCATCGAACTGGCAGAGCACGTAGCGCTTCACCCACGCCGGCGGGTACTGGAGCAGGGACTCCACGTACTCCGGGGGCAGGAACGGGTTGTCCAGTGTGGTCGACATGAAGGCGGCGGTACTGTCCGCGCGGGTCGGGGAGTCCGGGTGGAAACGGCGCTACAGCCAGTCATGCCCGGCGGGGTTCGTCGCGCCCCAGATCCCGCGCCGGGTGATCTGCCCGGTGTAGCCCGCAGCGCGTGCCTCGGCGGTGATGTCGCGCTGCCGCACGCGCGAGCTCATCCCGAGGTAGGTGTCCTCGTCGAACTCGTTCGCCTCGTCGTAGGCGATGAACCCGAGGTTCAGCGAGCGATGCTTGTTCCAGTCGTCGATCGACCGGCACAAAATCATCGAGCCGTTGGGGAACACGATCCGCTCAATGTGGCCCCCTGCCCTTCGTATTTCGCAGGCGCGCATCAGCTCGGCCGGGATGCGCTCCAGGAGTATCGGCTCAGTGGTGTCGCGGAGCTCGGGGATCGTCTTGCGGGTCAGGAGCCCGCGGATGCCCGGCTGCTCGAGGCACCAGGCGAGGGCCTCGTCGATCACGGCGTAGGTCTTGCCCGACCCGAAGGCGCCGAAGTTCATCCGCTCGTACGCCGTGCTGCGGTGGAACGGAACGTGGATCACCATCGCCTTGTTCTCGAAGTTGATGACGGTCATGAGTCGGCCGCCCGGTCGACGTCTTCCTGGTCAGGCATGTAATGCCTCGGCTGGTCCTGCGGGTGGTGGTGCCGGCACACCACCCAGTCGGTGTCCGCGACCCGGTGCCGCCCCGGAAGCGGGCACCAGCGCACGTGGCACTGGTGCTTGCGGTAGATCGTGAGGAGTCCGACCACGACGATCGGCCCCGACGTCACCTGATAGACATCCCCGTACAGCAACCAGTGCTTGAACGCCAGCCACCAGCTCATGAGAACTGCTCGAGCACGGCGTCGCGCCACTTGGCGAAGCAGGCCGAGCACCGCGTGCTACCTGACTCGAAGTCCTCGCAGGACTTCTCCTCGTTGCACATGTCGCAGACCGCGAGCTCCTGTACTGCGTCGGCGAGAGTGACATCTTCATTCGTGAAAGTGCCAGGTTCCGCTGGGCGCGGAAGATTGAAATTCACGACCAGCTGGCCCGCGCCGGCGTTGTCCTCGGCCTGCAGCAACGCCGGGTGCCCGATCGTGTACTTCGTGACCAGGGTGTAGGCGCGCTGGCGAATGGTGGCGTACTTGGACTCGAGGTCCTCGCCGAGCAGCTGCACCGCACGAGGCGTCAGCCCGAGCATGGACTGGATCGCGTGGAGCACGTCCTCGGTCAGGGCTTCTCGGATCACGGGGGCGAGCTGCTCCTTCATGACGGTGTGGACGAGGTCCGGCGCCTGTCGTCGTACGATCGCTGCGATCTCCTGCGCGCCGGTGTTGTGCTGCTCGGCGAACTCCTCGATCTCCTGGTTGGCGCGGCGAATGCGCCGGCTGCGTGCCAGGCGGCAGCGGTTGCTGCACGTCTTCGCACGAACGGACCTGCTGCCGAGGGCTGCTGCGCACTCGGTGCAAGTCCGTCCAACAGGAGGCATCGCCTTAGGCGGCGAGCTTGATGGTGCCCGCGGCAACCGTGGCGGTCACGGGAGACAGGGCGTCATTCAGGCGCGACTGGGCCAAGCCCTCGGCCGCGGTGGCCTGGGTCTGGTTGCCGGGATACTTGACGTTTCCCTTGATCGCGTATGTGACCTCTGGTGAGAGGGGATCGAAAGCTGCCATGGGTACCTCACTTGGTAGGGGGAGCCTGCCCAGTGTACCAAGCTAGGCAGCCAAGGTCTCGACGACCGCGGCCACACCCAGGAGCCACGCCGGGACGTCGCCCTTCATCTCGCGCAATGAGGCCGCGTGATCGTGTGGGCAAACCTTCGTGAACCCGGGTGGACCTACCCACCCGCACGTCGTGCAAACGACACGTCCGCGAACGGGTATCACTTGCTCCAGCCCTGCGGCGGGTTCATCGTGTGGGCCGGGTCCGGGCCGTCGCAGCGATCGCAGATCAGGCACTGGCCCATCTTCACTCCGTCGCGCGCGTAGTTGTAGGACTTGGACCGCTTCGCCGCGCAGCAGATCTCGCAACGTGGGGAGTTGGGGTTGCCCTGTGGCGGCAGGGGGCTGCCGAGGGTCATCGCCAGCCTCGTGCGTCGGCGTACAGCAGGGTGTCGAGCTCGTAGCCGGTAATGACTTCATACGCTCCTTTGGTCTTGAAGAACCGCCGTGTACGCTCGATCGTGTAGGCGTCGCGACGGACGTCCCAGTGGACTATGCGCCAGCCAGCGGGGGCCCTGAGCTGCGTGGTCATATCTCGATGACGGGGCCGTAGGACAGAAGGCGGCTCAGTCGTGTAGCAGTACCGCTGTGCGTCCCACGTGGCGGGGGCTCTGAGCTGCGGGGTCATGCGGCCGCTTCCTCGGGCGCCGGTGTCACGTAGCCATTGGCCTCGCGACGCTCGCGCTGCTTGCGCTTGATCGAGCCCCACAGCTTCTTGCGGAGCTTGGGGTCTCGCGCACAGCGATTACAGACCGCGATGTCCTTGCGAACCCGTGCCTCGGTGCGATGGCAGAACGCGCACTCGGCGGCGCCGGCACTCTTGATCGCCGGCGCACAGTCCCCGCAGAGTGGGTCGCGGAAGTTGACGCCAGCGTACTTCGTATCGCAGAGCTTGCACTTGAACGTCTCGACTGCATAGGGCAGGTCTCGGATCAATCGGCAGACAGAGCAGATCTTCGTGTTCGCTCGGATCGTCTCGACTTCGTGGCCGCAGTCTGCGCAGGTGATGGTTGCCATCAGTTCCTCTCGTAGTCCAGTTGGCTGCCCAGCTTAGCACCCCTTCCTCTGACCTCTGCCTTACTCCCTTCTACTGGGGCCCCTAGGGGCCCCTAGAGTTGGGGGATGGAGTGGGCGTGGTGAATCGCCGGCGGCACGTAGCACTGTGATGCCGTCAGGACCCCAGTAGCACCGTGATTCGTGATGCGGTGCCGACCGACTCACTTGATGTAGTCCGCTGCTCGTTTCAGGATCTCCGGACTATCCATAGCGTGGCCCAACATCAGGTTGCAGCGCCGGCATAACAGCCCGCGAATGTGGCCAGTTCTGTGGCAGTGGTCTATTTCCAGACGCGCCTTGTCTCCGCAGATAGCGCAGGAATCCTGTTGCTCCTTGCGGAGGGCCTCGTAGCACGCAAGGCTGAGCTTGAATCTGTGAAGGCGGGACCGCAAGTTCCTGCACTCCGGAGCCCCGCAGAGACGTCTGTTCCGATGTAGTCCTAAAAGAGGGGCGCCACAGATCGCACAGCATCCCAGGTTCACGGCCTTTTGGGCGCCGCAGTCCCTGCAATACTTCGCGCGCCAGCTGCGCCCTGTGAGAAGCGTTCCGCAGCTGGCGCACGCTCCAGAGTTTGTGAATGGCCGCCGCTTGTGTGCGTGCTTGCGTTTACATGTTCTACATTCATCTCTCCCGCCTGGGCGCGTGTAGGTGTTCTCTGCTGTTCGTGGATGCCCGCAGTGGTAGAGCGTGCTTTCGGGTCGGCGCAACCTCCTCGAGCGTCGGCTCCTGCACGCCGCGGAGCAGGTCTTGGTTATCAGGCGAGTGCCCGACAGGGATGTGTGGCATTCTGAGCATAGTCGCATTAGCCCAGTATACAGCATAGCTTGGCAAAAGTGGTGCGAAAATCAACACACCCTGAATCCAGGTCCCATATGTGTGACCGCCATGCGAAACACGAAACACGGCACACCGAGGGGGGTGCTGCCCCCCCGCCCCCGCCTTGCCTTGCCTCGTGTCACGCGCTCGGCATGCGCACGGAACCGCGCGCGGGGGACGCAGCGCGCGCGCTACCACGGCGCGTGCACGCGCTCGCTCGGCCCATACATCGCGCGTTGCGCGGGCAGACATCGCACTGCAGCACGTGCGCGCTGCGTCCCAGTGCCGCTGTGATGCATGCATGCACAGTCATGCATGTATTGCGCCGCACGCGGCACGCTATCCCCGTTAGCGCACCATCCACGACACATAGTCGTAGTCAAACCACTTGACCGAGATCGGTCCGCTCAGCTCCCCCGGAGCCGCATTCTGCACCGCGCGTCACTGCCTAGCTTTGCTGAGACCTTACTCTAAGACGCGTGACGACCACGCGACACTCACCCCAGTACCCACCCCTACCCGAAACCGCAGAACGCCGCAAACCATCCACGCGCAACCCGCGGGTTACTCCTCAGCGCACAAGAGAGGGCGGCGCAATTGCGCCGCCCTCTGACCTACGAGCCTGCGTCGTACGTGCTACCGAATACGCCCTCCCCCGTTGCGGATGAGCGAGTTGATCGCGGCCAGCACGTCTGGCACGGCCGTCACGCCGCCACCCGGCAGCGATCCGATTCGCTGACTAGCGCGCGGAACGCGGCTTCTTCGATCCGCCGCACCGTTGCGAGCCGTGCGCACCCGACGTGCGCTAGCGGAGCACGCGCCACGGGACCGCTTGAGAACAGCGGCTCTCCGCAGTGCGCGCACGCGCCCACGACCTCGCGAACCACTGGCGCGATCATGCTGGCGCCTCTTCCTTGGCAACGCGATAGGCGCCGATCTTGGCGGACTTGTCGAGCTTGTCGATGGCCGCAATCAGCTCCTCGATCACGCCATCGCCCTGCAACGCGCGCAACATGCCGACGTCCAGTGACTTGGCCGACTTGCCGCTGACTGTCGGCGTGACACGGGAACCCCGCGTGGTCAAGCCCGCGAACCCCGCAGCCTTGACCACAAACGCGTGCTCGTCGTCCACGTCGAGCACGACGGGCTCCGGGATCCTGCTCACTTTGGTCGCCTTCGCGATCGTAGCGGCGCGCTGCTCACGTGCCACCTGCGTGCGCGGCTTGGGAGCGTCCTTGAGCTTTGCCGCGGTGACCTTGTCGACGGCTGCCGCGGCCTCTCCGTTCGCGGCTTCCTGCATTGCCAAGAACTGCTGGAACTGTGCGAACTGCTCCTCGGTACTCATCTAGCGGCCCTCCTAGGGCTTGAGTGAATGGGTGACGGCCCACCATTCACACCACTTGAATCGCTCCCGACCATGGAAGGCATAGCCCCACGCTTGGAAACGTGGCAGCTCGGTGGCGATGTGGGTGAACAGTGGACCATCTAGCCAAGCTTCCCACTAGCCCATGCTGATGTCAAGTGGGCTTGCAAAGTCCCTGCTCAACGCGTTATTTGCTCAGCTGTCAGCACTGACTTAGCC